AGGTACCCCTAAAATTAAGACGCTGAATTAATAAACATTACAGCTAAAATAGCTATAGTAAGTGCTAACATGACCATCATATCCACTCTTTAAGCTCCTCTCCCATTATCTCTGTTGCAATATTAACTTTTCTACGAAGTGCTTTTACAATTCTTTCATCAACTGTCTTTTCACAAATAATATCAATATAAGTCATGTTTTTAGTTTGACCAATACGATCTATTCTAGCTTCAGACTGTTGACGTTTTTCTAAATCATATCCGTTAGAATAATAAATCATAGTTGATGCACCCGTCAGTGTAATACCAAAGCCAGCTGTTTGTGGTGTGCCTACAATAAACCTAACTTTACTATTTGGATTTTGTATTTCACGTATTGCTTTCTGTCTGTCTTCATCAGAAGTATTACCATAGTATGTAACAACAGAGTTATCCCCATACTCTTTTTTTAAATGTTCTACGATTGTTTTTATGTCGTACCTCCAATGTGCCCATATTACAACTTTTCCACTAATCTCATCTAAGATGTTAGTAAGTTCCTTAATACGATTATTTTTTACTATCTGTATCTCACCATCATCAGAAGTAAAATGACCTGATGTGATTTGTTGAAGTCTCATGAGTTGAGTCACAACATTTTTAGTTGTTAACATCTTACCATTTAACGTGGCTAACGCTTGTTGTTTCATTTGTTTGTAAATTTTATCTTGTTCGTCGGTAAGTTGAACAATACGTTTCATGTATGTTTTATCTGGTAAATCTAAACAATCATCTTTTAAACAACGATAAGAAAAAGGTTTTATCTTTTCTGTTAGTTCAGACAAGTTTCTGTATCCAACAACTATTTGCACAGATCTACCGTTAAAATTTGCTGTTCTCATCATGGCGTATCGAACTCTAAAACTGTAGTAAGATTGCTCACCCAATAACCAAGGATCAAGGAACTTGCATTGTGTATACAAATCTAACGGTGATTTAGTTACAGGTGACCCTGTTAATATTCTTCTATACTTACTTAAATCTGACAAAGTTAAAATGTTTTTTGTTCTTTTAGCACTAGGATTTTTTATAGTGGTAGATTCATCAATAGCTGTCAAAGCTTTGTGACAAGATAAAAATTTTTTTGCAAAATCAATGCCTTTTTTAGTGGACAAAGCCTCTACATTCATAATCAAGACATGTAAATCTTCGCCTGTTTCAAACAGTGTGCTTAATTTTTTTTGTTGTTTTTCGTTAATTAACGACTGCCAAACCACTACTTTCTTATCTATGTGGTCCACCATATGTGTAGGTATCTCTGAGTCTGCCCAGTTTTTATAAACACCTTTTGGTGCCACAATTAGAACACCATTGATTTTACCAGCGTCATACAACATAGATACATTATCTATTAGAACCTTTGATTTACCTGTACCCATCTCCATAAAATAGGCAAAAACCTCTTTATTGTGAGATATTTCTAACGCTTTCAACTGATGCGCAAATGGCTTCGTCTTAAACTTGTAATTCATAATTTTTAATTTTTCTTTCTATTGACATATTATATAGGATAAACTAAATCTATTGTCAAGAAAGTTATGAATAAAAATTTTGTATACGTTTTACAGGATATACCAGGAACAAGAGATGGCCGTCCTAAAATTAACATTATAGGAGCATCTGAGTTTGGTACGTTAAAGGTTTTATTACCAGAGACGTCACAAATTATTTTATCACCTGGTCCACTGGTTTTTAAACTACGTAAAATGCTACGTGATTATAAACCAGAAGATTATTTATTACTAACTGGAGACCCTGCAATTATAGGTGTTGCATGTTCTGTTGTATCGGACATTACAAATGGCAAATACAACTTACTAAAATGGGATAAACAAGAAAGAAGATATTATCCTATTTCAATTAATCTTTACGAGAAAGGAGAAATAGATGATTGATTTTGAAAAAGATAAACAAGAAAGTCTAACAAGTATTGATGATGGTAAAGCACTATCATCACAAGTAGTAAAATTAAAAAACTTGGAGGATCAAATAAAAGATACAGAGGATTATTTAAAAAAATTAAAATCTGAAATGAATTACATCTCAGGAGAAGTCATACCAAATATGATGCAAGAGATGAATTTAAAAACAATGAAATTAGCAGACGGATCAGCAATAGAAGTTAAACCCGTCTACGGTGCCTCAATAACAGAAGCAAAAAAAGAGGAGGCATTTAAATGGCTTCGAGATAACGACTTAGGTAACATCATCAAGAATGAAGTGACCGTTTCCTTTGGTCGTAACGAAGATAACAAGGCGAGCGATTACGCAAGCCTTGCCAAGGAGCGTGGGTTCGAACCGGTTCAAAAACTAAAAGTTGAACCCATGACTCTGAAAGCTTTAGTTCGTGAGCGTATCGAAAAAGGTGATGATATGCCTACAGAACTATTTAACGTGTTCGCAGGAAACCGAACCAAACTAACGAGGAAATAAGAACGATGAGCAAAGAACAAGCAATGACAGAAAAGAAAAATAATGCTTTGGCTACAACAACATTTGAAGCTGATGCAGGAAAAGGTGTTGGTGATTTATCTCAAGAAGATTTAGCGCTACCCTTTTTAAAAGTATTGGGACAATTGTCCCCAGAAGTAAACAAGAGAGAAGGTAAGTATGTTGAAGGTGCAGAACCTGGCATGATTATCAATACAGTAACTTCTGAATTATATGATGGAGAAAAAGGGATAACTGTTATTCCATGTCACTATAAGTTAGAGTACATAGAATGGAACGACAGAGGAACTGGGCCAACGGCACCAGTTGCAATACATCCATCATCTAGTGATATCCTATCACAAACAACAAGAGGAGCTGATTACAAAGATAGATTACCAAGTGGTACCTATGTTGAAAAAACAGCAAACCATTTTGTTATTATTTGTGAGGGTAGTACACCATCAACAGCGTTGATCGCAATGAAATCAACACAACTTAAAATTAGTAGAAAATGGAACACCATGATTAACCAGATATTGTTAAAAGGTAAAAATGGTATGTTCAAGCCGCCAGCTTTTAGCCACATTTACAAGTTAAGAACTGTGCAGCAATCTAATGATAAAGGCACTTGGTTTGGATGGGAAGTTAGCAAAGTTGGTCCAGTACAGGACGAACAACTTTACTCTCAAGCGAGAGCTTTCAATCAAAGTGTTTCAAAGGGTGATGTTCAGGTTAAGCATGGTGATGCTCCAGAACAAACTAAATCAATACTTTAAATCACAAAACTGTGGGCAGGTAACACTGCCCACACAGAAAGTAAAAGATGGAAAGCAAATTTATAGAAATATTTGCAGGTCTTAAACGTAATTATGGATATTGTAACATTAAAAATGGTTTCAAAGATCCTGACACTGGTAAAATAAAATTTAAACCAGGAGACTACGGTTGGTCACAAAATGCAATATCAGATAAAGATTACATCGATCATTTACAAGGCAGGAAGTCTATTGGTATTCAACCATGTGATGACAATGGCATGGCACAGTTTGGTGCAATAGATATAGATCCAGATTATAAAAATTTTAATTTAAGAAAATATTTAAAAACTATTGTTGAAAAAAAATTACCAATCATACCCGTAAAATCAAAAAGTGGTGGTTTACATTTATATGTTTTCTTAAAAGAAAAAACTAAAGCTACAGTTATTAGAAATTTTTTAGACAAACTTTTATTTATTTTAGAGTTAGAATCTAATACAGAAATATTTCCAAAACAAACAGAATTAGGACAAACAGAAGATGGCATACCTATCAATGGTAATTTTATAAATCTTCCGTACTATAACAAAACAGAAAGAGTAGCAGTTAATCCACATGATGGAGTAGAGTTTACGTTAGAACAATTTTTAAAAGTTGTAGATGCAAACATAAAAACAGCAAGTGAGCTAGAAGAATTTGCAAACTTGCTGGTTAGAGATGAACTAACAGGTGGGGCAGAAGAGTTTATAGATGGTCCACCTTGTTTGCAAGCGTTAACTAAAAATAAATTAAGTGACGGTAGAGATCGTTTTCTATATAATTATATGGTTTTTGCGAAAAAAAAATATGCAGACGACTGGGAAAAACAAGTCATACTAGCTGCTAGAAATTATTTTGTATACTCATCAGAGTGGGACGATAGAAAAGTAGAATTAAAAATTAAAGCATGGAGAAAAGATACTAAAGGTCATACTTGCTCCGAAGATCCAATTGTAAATCATTGCATAAAATCTGTTTGTGTTAAAAGAAAGTTTGGTGTTGCATCTGACAAAAAGAAAAACTGGCCAATGTTAAGTAATCTTACACAGATAGATTATAAACCAAATCCAGAATGGTATTTTACAGTAGAAAAACCTGGAGGTGAAACAGTTCAAGTTCATGCAAACCATGTAAACAAACTTAGAGATCAAAGAGAATTAAAAGGTGTGCTCATGGAACAAGCACACATAGTTCCACCAACAATAAAAAATTCAGAATTTTTTGAAATACAAACAGCATTATTTAGTAAAGTAGATTTAATTAAACCAGCAGAGGGAACTAGTCAGGAAGAAAAACTTCATGAATATTTAAATGAGTATGTGTTTCAAGTATTGGCTAACAGTCATACATCATTTAAAAATGGAGCTACACTAATGGATGATGAACATGTTTATTTTGTGTGGGGTAAGTTTTTTAATTTTTTAAAAAATAAAGAATGGAAGATGAAAGAAGACAGAACAGGTGTGTTGATGAAAACATTGTACAAAATACAAGACGATGACTTTGTATGTAGAAAAAGATATCCAAAAAAATCTGATGATAAAAAATCTAACCCAAGTGTGACCTGTGTTAAAATTTTAAAATCTTATTTTAAAAAGGATGAGTATCAAGAAGAAACTGTCACTATGAAAAATAGAGAAGACATACTATGATAACTAAAGTCTATGGACCACCAGGAACAGGAAAGACTACAAAACTTTTAGAAATAGTTAAACACTACATAGACATAGATACACCGTTAGATAAGATTGGTTATTTTGCTTTTACGAGAAAAGCTGCTAACGAAGCAAAAGAAAGAATGAACAAACCAAAAAAAGATTTACAATATTTTCAAACTTTACACTCACTTGCTTTTCACTCGCTTGGACTTAGAGAAGAAAATATTATGCAACCCCACCACTACGAAGATTTAGGTAAAATATTAAATATAAGAGTTAACTTTCAAGATAAATATAATGATCAGGAGAGTCACTATCTTACGTGTGATAATTTATATTTTCAAATTATTAACAAAGCTAGAAACAAAGATATATCTGTAAGATCTGAGTGGTACACAAGTGAATATATTAACGAGGATATTAAATGGGAGCTACTATCTCACATAGCTTTAAATTTAAAAGAATACAAAGTTAAAAATAATTTAATAGATTTTAACGACATGATTTCCATGTTTATAGAAAAAGATGTTTGTCCTGAGTTTGAAGTCGTGTTTATAGATGAAGCACAAGACCTATCACCTTTACAATGGAAAATGTATGATGTCTTAGTAGAAAAATCTCAAGATGTTTATTTAGCAGGCGATGATGATCAAGCTATATTTCAGTGGGCAGGAGCTGATGTAAATAGATTTATTAACGAATCTGGTAGAGAAATATTTTTAACACAATCCCACAGAATACCATCACAAGTTCAACAAACATCAAAAACAATAATTAATAGAATACAAGGACTTAGAGTAGGTAAAAGATATAGTCCAAAAGATGAAGAGGGTAGTGTAACAACCATATCTGATATTAATCAAGTTGATACAACAAAAGGTAATTGGTTAATATTAGCTAGAACTGCATCTAGACTAAAAGATATCATGAAACAGTTAGAAGAACGTGGAGTTTATTATGAAACTAAAAAGGGAAAGAGTTACACAGTAAAACTTTACAAAGCGATTGTGAACTACACTAGATGGACAAAAGGAGAAAGTATTACAGAGAATGAAATGAAAGACATACAAGAATACACAGACAAGATGGATAAAAAATTGACTTGGTTTGAATGCTTTACTTATGCACCAAAAAATCAAAAAGATTATATACGTTTAATGCTATCAAATAAAGAAAAATTATTTGAAGATGCAAGGGTAAGACTATCTACCATACACGCTGCGAAAGGTGGTGAATCTGATAATGTAGTTTTGATTTTAGATAACGCTAGGAAGATTAGACAATCTGTCGAGAATAGTGTAAATAAGAGAGATGAGGAACATAGAGTATGGTATGTAGGTGTTACTCGTGCAAGAAAAAATCTTTACTTAATGAGAGCTAAAATAGAAAGGTACGGTTATAATTTATGACGAACCCATTGTTTTTTGAAGCAGTGTTAAAAGACAAAGGTGGAGATCACTACAAAGGTTATGCAATAGAACCTGCAGAGTTTATTATAAAAAATAAATTAGATTTTCCAACAGGCAATGCAATAAAATATCTTTTGAGACATTCTAGAAAAGGTAAAAAGAAAGACTTAGAAAAGGCAAAACACTATATCGAT